GGACTTCGGTCTGTCCATACCGTCTTGTATTGGCTTGAAGAAGAATGGATAATTTAAACTAATTGGTACCACCTTGTCAGTAAACATTTTCTTTGAATCGGCACCTGTTTTAGATAATATACCAAATCTACTATCACTAGCTAATGTGGCTAAATTAACAGTTTCGGCTGAACTCATAAAAGAAAAACCAGAACGTCTATTTTTTAAATAACACATTCCGTAACTTCTTTTATCTGCTTTACAAGCTTCCCAGAATATAAAGAACAATCTATTTGACTCTCTAAAATCTGGTGCACCTACATCAATCTTACTCCATTGTAGATACATATAATGTGTTCCTGTTAGGTATGTTGGTTTACCATTATTCATAAACCAAAAACCTTCTTCTCTTCTTTTGAATTCCTCGTCTATATATCCATAGTGTTTTTCTTTAAAATCATCTGGATATTCCTGCCATTCAAAAACTGTTTTTATTCTTTTAAAATCAGGATTCGCTGGAAACTGCTTCCATTTTTGTTCTGATTTTGTTTTACTACAAGAATAAACTTCTTGAGGTGTTTTAGGTAGAGCTATTTTTAAACCTTGTATGTCTAATATTTCTCCAATGGTTCCATTTTTAGATACTATTACTATATCATTTTCTTTATTATAACCGTATTCCCACTTTTTAGATTTATTCAATCTCTTTATAGTGTTTTCTTTTACTGGTTTTATAATTTTATATAATGATTGTTTGTACATTATTTGGATCTTCCTTCTGCAAACCCCTTAAAAGTGTTTTCTTTCTTTTCCTCTATAGGTTTCCCTTCTAACATCGCTTCTTCTTCGTGGATTCTATTTAATATTTCAAAAGCATCGAATATCGCTAATTTCTTTGTAGCTGCAGCATTCTTCAATCTATCTGCTGATATATCTTCGTCTGAGTCAACTATTTCTTCTTTAGCTACTTTTATTAATTCTTCAACTGCTTTGTGCCCAGCTTGGATTATATTCTTCTTCGTTTCCTTGATACTCATATTTAATTGTAATAAATTTATTCATAACCCTATATAATCTCTCACCATTAATAACAAATTCGTACTCACTACCCGGCGTAAAACCAACTAACTCTTCTTTATTATAAGTACCATCAGAGTATTTTATAATACCAACTAATGGTTTTTCTATATCTAAATCTAAATTATAATGATAAGGGTTTGTTGACTTCAATGGCTTAACAAAACTATAACCAGGCATAGCTTTTTCATTATATAAAAATATTTGATCTTCTGATATAATATATTTATTATCACCTATATATGATCTACTATTCTTCTCAATACCTTTTATGTTTAACCACCTTCTAAATATGTTGTGGTGAATTATTACCTCATCACCTACGTTAATAGGTGATGAAAATAATAATGGAGTAGCGATTATTTTAGCGTTTCTATTAACATATTGATGGTTAAACATCTCTGTGTTCAATATCAACTCTTTATCGTCTACCTTTTTAGTGTTATTATATCTCTCTCCAATAGGCGAAACAATATAATCTTTATAAGCCCTCATTAGTATTCTAAATTATACTCTATTGATATAGCCATGTTTTTATTGAAATCTTTCCAAGGTATAACTACATCTCCTTTTTTAATATAAATACAATACTTTTCTTCTTCTTCTATTATATCACAAATAGTGTGACCACCATAAACCTCTTGTCCTACTGAGTAGTGCATTGAATCATTTTTATAATCTTTACCTATGGTAATTTTTCTGATTATATTATTCTTCATCTTTTTTAGTTTTATTCTCTGGCCAATTTATAGTTCCGTCCATTACGTTTATATCGTAAGATCCGTATGTTTTCTGCATCTTTTCTTGCATTAACTTAATTTTATCTTGACCCTTAGCGAACTCATGGAGAAGATTGTGTTTTTGTGTTTCAATCTTTCCAATTTGAAATTGCATTCCATTTATTGCATTAACCAACTGTTGTAAATCAGCTAAATGCTCTTCTGATATTTTATCTACTTTTGCGACAGCATCAACTGTCTTTTTTCCTTTTGCCATTTTATTTAATTTTATTTAATTATTAATTATTAGTGTTATTTTCCAAAATAACAAATAACTGGGGCAGCAGCACCTCTAAACTCGGTCCATCTCCCATATATTGTTACACCTTTTGGAAAAGTTACTCCCTCTATAGTTGTACCACCAGCACCATGATATTCATCTAAAAAGTATATTTGATTATCAGCATCTATACTTGAAACATCTAAACTAGCGCCACCAACTGACTTTAATTGTATCGTGGTTCCGTATGTACCACCAGTAATACTTTCTACTTCTAACCATTTTTTATTAGGTCCGTTATATACAGGTGTTACGTGTCCAGCGGCTGCGTCCCATGCAATACCTGTATCAATAGTCTCAGCAGCATCATCACCTATTAGAACTATTTGTCCCTTTTTAATAAGTGCGTTTTTCGCTAGATCCGCTATAGTAATTACACCAGCAGATGTACCACCTGTGGCAGCAGCCCAAACAACACCCGCAAAGTTTGCATCAGGTCCACCAGCTGATTGCAACTCATCATCTTGATGTGTTGGAAACTGAGGTCCCATTGTATCTAGTGTTTCTGTTTCTAATCTATTAACAGCATTATCAGCTAAAAACTGAATAGCCACTATAACATGATCTTTAGGTGGATAAACTGACTGCGCTAAGTTCGTAAAAACACTTCCCATTTGCCCAAAGCCATAAGAGACTTCTGTTGAATTTATTCCCATTTTTATTATTATTTATTTATTATTAATTATTGTGGTAAAACATTACCTTTACTATATTCAGCGTTAGATGGAGAAAATGCTCCATTTCCAGTAACCATACTTATATCTCCACTAGCACTAAAATCATACGTTATAGTTTCTAGTGTCGCCCCACCACTGTTCTTGTGGATAACTTGTAGGTTTTTACAAAAAAACTTTGTTTCATAACTAGGTTGATCATTAGTAACTGTAAAAGCGATTACAAGATTATTAATCCAATCATCACCACTACAAGTTGATTCTTTAGTAAATGTAGCTGCGGTTTGTTGTGTAAGCCCAGGAGAAACAAATGCTGTACCACTAACAAAACTACCAGTATTTCCTTGTCCTATTCTCAAAGAAACAGCATCCGAGCCATTCCATCCACCTGGATCTGTTATGTAATAATCAAAAGAAGTGGTAAGAGTATCACCCGCTGATCTTGTTGCGCTAGTTAAAGCAGTAAATTGTATTACAGAACTAGTATTTCCTTGAGTAGGGTTGGTACATTCTATTAAAAGATAAGGACCAGTAACCTCATCAATGTAACTTAAATACTCTAATCCATTTGTTAATCCTAACATATTATTTATTTTAACTTATACCGTATTTACTCATCAGGTGGTTTTCCACGGCTAACATTTCTGGTTCAGATAAAGTTTTATTATAATATACTATTTCGTAAACATCTCCATCCCAATAATTAGATCCTGACGCAAAGAAGTTTCCACTAAATTGTGCACCCATACCTATTGAGACTAGATCGTTGTAGTTAGAGTCATTTGTACTCGTTTGTTGATTATCTGTTCCACTTACAGAGTTAGCACCGTTAAATCTTATTTTAGATGCTTGTCCATTTGGTTTAATCCACACTGTATGTAGATTAACCTGGTTTATATCTGAGGCAGTCTGATTGGCACCTGCAATAATCCAATCACCATCAGTAAGAGTATAATCACTCATTTGTGCTCTAAACCTATGATTATCACCATTCATAGAATAATACATTCTAAAACTACTACTACCAACTTGAGGGGATACATCTGCTCCTTCATAATATAGAAGAGTTCTAGTAGTTTCTGCTATACTAGGTTTTGCTACTGCAAAAATAGTCATTGCATCAAAATTTAACTCAACCGTTGTTAAATCACTACCCGTAACAGCACCTTGCCAAGAATAACTTCCAGCCGCTAACTTATCATCATCACCGAACTCCGCATAACTATTCCCGTTCGCCCCACCAGTTTTGTATATTGGTTGGTTACCGGTAGCGAAGTATAGCATGCATCTTCCTAAATCTGTGTTATCTTGGTTATAAAGATACCAAGCTCCATTTGCGACTGTTCCAATTTCTTCATCCGCTACAACAGCTACTTGAGGTTGACCCGCGCTTGTTAAACCACCTAAACCCCAATTAAGAGTCTTTGAAAGTGTTGCTGAGTTAGAAAAATCCCAATGACCTACTAAATCACTTATTTCATTAACAGCACTTATTGTTAACTCACTAACACTACTGGGATAATACAGACCACTAGATAAACCAAGCATATTATTTATTATTTAGTTTGTTCATTTTTCTTTGACGATCCGCCGAAAAAGAAATCGACAACCGTGTTAACTTTCGCGCTCATTGCGCCAAATATTGTAGAGATAAAACTTATCTCAAATTCTCCAAGGTCTAGATCTTGCATTACAAAAACTCTAAACATCATGAAGCTTAAACCGAAGTACGCTGCTGTAAATAACGTTGCAAGTATTTTTTGAATGAGTGCATCGTCTTTGTACATATCTCTAGCGCTCTTTCTGTCTTCGACTTCTTTTGCGAAAGCTTGTTTTTCGGCATCGAGTAATAAACGCTTGAGAGCATGCTTTGCTTCATCTCTCTCTTTGTCTGTCGTAATAACTTTGTCAAGTATTCCTTCTGCATTTTCTACTACTTTACCGAATAAGCCACCTATAAATTTTCCTATCATCTTTCGTTATCTTTTATCATATCATCGATAGACTTATTCATTACCTTATCGGTGTATGACTTGTTATTAAAAAACACACTTTTCTCTGATGTAGGTATATCTTCCTCTCCTAATAATATTCGATATATTCTACTAATTAAGTGTGAGCATTTAAAAGAGGTTTTGAATACAGAGTATTTGATGGTTGTTCTATTTCTGTGTCTCCATGTTTCTATCCAACCATTCCTCTTTAGTTTCTCCCAACGGTTTTTATCCCAACTCATGGTATATGTTCCATTGATAAAATCATTTCTTGTAAAACGTCCCTTGCAATCTAAATATATTAATAATTCAAGGTCTGCGTCTGTTAACCCGTAAGTTTTACAGGCCCATTTTCTAACGAGCCTGTAATACTTAAGGATTTGTAAATCACGAAGATCGTGACTTGTTAATTGCATTACGCTGATGGTACGTGCCAGCAACCGATAATTCCAAGTTCATTGTCGTCTCCAAACGTTGGACTTAAAAATGTTTCTTTACCAGTTGAATCTAGATCGTAAACAGTGATAGCTCTATCATAAATACCACAGTTATTTAATCTTTCCATCAATTTGCAGATATCAGGATATTTACCATCAGCATGAACTAATCTAACTACATCAGCAGTGTTATCGCCTATAGTTGACTTAAAGTATAAGTCAGTTACATCTAAAGCTGTTAAACCTTTATAGTTAACTCTATTATAAGCAACTGGTTGAGCACCTAAAAAGTTACCCATAGGATAAGCTGCTCCACCACTTCTAACCTCAAAAGGAGGACATTTAGCTGATGCTTTCATTTGGTGAACGTGTAAAATATCGTCAGCTGCCATTGTATAACCATTAGTGGTATCGTCAGATGCAGCATCTTCAATCATTATTGTTCCAGCGTTAACAGTGAAAGCTGTGTCAATTATTCTAACAACATCACCAACTGCTGGATCCGCAGATACAATAGTTTTACCATTATAATCAACCGTTCCAAAACCAGTACCTCTAACACCAGAACCACCATCAGTTACTGTTTGTATAAATACTTGAATATCATGTGTTCCATCTGCTTGATCAACAAGTTGGTTTGCTGGTACCATACCAGCTGTCGCATTAGTTAATGCCGGTGTTGTTTCATCTTCTCCGGGAGCTATTTGATAGTAACCTCTTTTTCCAAAATATACGTATGTTTGTTTCATATTTATAAATTATTATGCTTCGTCAACAACGTTGCTAGTTAATACTCCGTTTCTTAAACTAACACCATTAAGTGCGTCAACTAAAACTCCAACACCACTTCTATTATCATTATTGATAGCAGCAACAACTTCATCTATTAATGCTCTAGAGCAATTTAAAGTTGTGCCTGCCGTAGTATCAGCGTGCGCTAATGTTATGTGACCTGCGTCACCTGTGTTATCTAATGCTTGTAAATGTACTTCCAACGTAGTTGTTGAAAGTTTTTCTATAGCAAGTACGGCACTAACTGGCCAAGCAGCACAAGCGTCTGCAGCGCCAACATCTCCTAATGTACTTTTGCTATTTGCAAATATATATTTCATGTCTTTTAAATTTTAAATTATTACGCTTCTGTTGATACAACTACTGGTGCGCCTGTAAAAGTAACTTTAGTTCCAGTTGATTTTATTGCTGGAATTAAATGTTCTATTGAGGCACCAGTACCAAAGTCATGTATTACTACATAACCACCATGTGGATTGCTCATTAAACCTAGTACAGTTTGAATCACCTCTACTTGAGCATCAGCTGTATGGGTTAATGTGAAAGAATCGAAAGCATCGTTACTATCCCACGTATCTAATTCTTTGAACTTAAAAATAGTTGTGTTAGTTCCACTTGCCGCACAACCTATAAAATCTGATGCCTTAAAGCATCTTTGAGAACCTACAGCATATGTGGCATCTTCTGCAACATATAAGTAAACCTCTTTGTCTTGTCCTACCATTTGTTTTATTTTTATGATTAATTACTAATTTATGATTCTAAGTTTATTGTTTATGGTTTATAGTTTATGTTAATCTACTTTAATAGATATTACATACTTTTTATAAATAGTAATTATTCTACTATAACTATATCTTTAGCTCTTATAACTCTATACATCTCATTGTTGTAAGATATGTCGTGTCCGGCAAACGCATCATAATATATAACGTCTCCTCTTGTGACTATTTCAACCATGTTACCAACTGAGACTATATTAGCTTTTTTATATCTATTTGTTTCATCTACTTCATCTGTTAAGATTAAGCCACCAACTTTTTTTGGACCTTCTTTAATCTTGTCTACTATAACGTAGTCATTAATTGCCTTCATCTATTCTTATGTTTGAAATTACACAATCTGCTGACATTACAGTTAAAGCTACACTTACAGCATTTTTAAGTGCAGACTTGGTAACAAGGACAGGGTCAATAATACCTTCTTCTATCATTTTAACAAAAGTACCATTAACAACATTACATCCATATCCTTCTTTCATGCCCGTGTTGAGCTTTAATCCAGCGTTATCCATTATAGTTTCAAATGGTGATGATAAAGCATTTAATAGCACTTTACCAGCATCGCTGGTCGAAATTTTTTGCTTAGCATTAAGAAGAGCAATACCGCCACCTGGGACGATACCTTCTTTCAGGGCCGCTTTTGTAGCGTATATTGCATCTTCAACTCTATCTTTCTTTTCTTTTAATTCTACTTTAGAATTAGCACCAACTCGTATTATACCCACACTACCTGATAACATAGCTAATCTTTGTTCTAGTTTCTTTTTTAAAAAACCATCTTTTTCTTTAGCTAGTTTACCATTTAGTTCATCTATTCTATTTTCAATACCTTCAGTCATTCCTTCTAGAGTTAAAACAGTATCTTTATCACTAGTTACAGCAAACTCAGCTTCACCTAAGTGTTCTGGTTTCATAAGATCTAAGTCATCACCTAGTTCTTCGTTTAATACTGTTGCACCTGTTAATATAGCTAAATCTTCTGTAGCATCTTTTTTAGTAGGACCAAAGCCTGGTAAATCAATAATATTTATCTTTATATTACCTTTAACTTTATTCATTAAAAGAGCTGCTTTAACTGATTGTGCTACTGGAGCTACAATTAATAAAGATCTATTGTTCTTTATAACATGTTCTAATATAGATTGTATTTTACGTATATTAGGTATTTCAGATGAACATATAAATACTAGTGGTTTATCTAATTCGCATAAGTGCTTATCAGTGTTTGTAATAAAGTGTGGTGATGTTAATCCGCAATCAACTTGCACTCCGTCAACTATATCAACATATGTATCCTCTGATTCACTAGTTTCCATTAAAACAACACCGTTTGTACCAACTTTCTCATAAGCCTCAGATATTATAACACCTAACTCAGAATCATTGTTACATGATATAGAGCTAACAGATTTAAGCATATCACCTTCAACATCTATCGCTATAGTATTTAAATAGCTAATGACACTATCTAGTGTTTCGTTTACTCCATCTTTAATTTCTCTGATTGTAAGACCATCTGCGACCGCAGTGTCTATTTGTTTGATTAGTGCTTCTGCTAGCACCGTTGCTGTTGTAGTTCCATCACCAGCTTCTTTTACTGTGTTTCTAGCAGCTTCTTTTATTAGGGTTGCGCCCATATTTTCAACCGGGTCACGCAAGACTACGCTTTCTGCTACGGTTACCCCATCTTTTGTTATGACCGGTTTGCCTCTCCCATCTTCATAGATAACACATTTTCCTGATGCACCTAATGTAGATTTAACGGCTTGGGCTAATTTATTTACTCCGGTGATTACCCTTTCTTTAGCTTCATTGCCAAAGTTAAGATTCTTCACCAAATCACTTGGTAAGTTATATTCCATGGTATTGTATTTTATTAAATTAAATTGTCTTGTAGGTATTATTACCTACTATTTTTTATTTTTATCCTTGGCTTAATGCAAATTTTGCACCCGCAGATCCTAGTCCACCTCTAGCAGCTAGAGCTTGATTTTTAGCCTCAACAATATCTTGACCATGTTTAACGTCGTAAGCCTTCATTGCTGAAGATTTTTTATAGTTGCAGTCTTTCTTAGTATAAGGACTCCATCCTTTTTGTTTATAGGCCATGATTATCTATTTTTCTTTAGATTTAACATTTTACGCAATAATTTAGCTTCTGGATCTTTTGGGTCCATCTTGCTTAATTGTTCTCTTATTTTTCTTTTTTGCGTTTCATTCATAGGTTTAGAAACATTCTTATTATATTTCAAAACCTCTCTTCTATGTTTTCTTTCCTGCTTTGGAGTCATTACGTCAGTATCATCATCAACTGGCTTTTTCTTCTTAGGTGGATCAGTGACTTGTTTTAATGGAGATTTCTTTAAATTTGGTGGCTTTGGAGAAGGTTGCACTTCAGGACCTCGTGGTCTTGGTCCAATATTTGCTCTATTGTACTTTTCATCAAACTTCTTGTCGCTATTTAACTCCTTATCTCGTCTTTTTTGATCCTCTATTATATTAAAAACCTCTCGCTTCATATAATCAGCTTGAGTAGTTGGAGTTACTGGACCAACAGGCTTTTTTACAGGATCTGTTTTTCTAGTAAACGCTGACCAACCTTTCTGCTTGTAACCTCTTGATGTATCTTTAAAATCTGGCATATTACTGAAATTTAACCCCTGGACGTCTTTTCTTTAATTCATTTTGACTAATAGAACCCTCGTTATAAAGTTTTATATCTTTGTTAACCTCTGCTTTTAATGAATCAGCTGAAAATTGAGATTTTTTATTATAAACGTTTTGTATTGAATCCATTTTAGCATTCATTTGGTTCTCATACTTTTTATTAAGCTTTTTCATTTGATCTGTAGCGGAACCAGGTGGATCAGTCTTTTTCTTCATCGCAGACTTTTTCTTACCTTTCGTTGGTATCGGCACATCTTTTTTCTTTTTATATCCAGGAATATAATCAGCTGGATCTAATCCTCTATGTATATATTCATGAGCAGGAATATCAGCTGGGTTTCTATATTCATCAGTACCCATCCAAGTTGGATTTTTTTGTTCTTTTTTCTTAGGTGGATCTGTTTTTTTAGTAAATGCACTCCATCCTGATTGTGTATACGCCATTTTTTTATATTTTTAATTATTTAACTTTCTTTTCAGCTTTTAAAGCAACTGCTTCCCACGGGTGTTTTGGATCTCCCTCTGGTAAACAACCATTTGGTCCATATATGTACCCATTTTTTCTAGGAAATATCTTACCTTCCCATTCAACGTGATTATCACCATAATTAGCTCTACCAGATTCCATGTCGTTCATGTGCTGTAATTCATGAGCAATTGTCTTTTTATACTTTTTACTACCTTCTTTTAATTTAGGAGAAACAAATATAGTACCATCATTGTTAGCTTCAGCTAATATACCTTTTTTTAACTTCTTCTTAATTATAGGTGTATTTTTAGCTGTTCTAATTTGTCTATTTTCATTACCTAATTTAAACATTACATGTAGTCTCTAAAATCTCTATTCTTTATATTTTGCTCTCTTGACATAGGAACATTCGACTGAACACTTAGTGGTCCATGCAGTTCAGCTCCTGGGGCGTAAGATGGTGTGCCTCTTCTTCTATACTTAGCATCAAGGTACCCACTCGTGGTAATGCCTTTTTTAGCTCTGCTTTTTTGATAATCACTTTGCCAGTAAGGTTTATTTTCAGGTCTACTACCTAGTAGATCTAACTCTCTCTCTTTAGATTTCCACCAAGGATTTTCAACATTAAATTGTTTATCCTCTAATCTTTTCGTGTCTTTACCTCTATCTTCTCTATTACTTATTCTTTCACCTATTCTTTTTGACCTTCTTTTTCGTCTATCAGCTTTCCATTGATTAACCTTGTTTTTAATTTTTCCTCTAAGTCTTGAGGTTTTAGTAAATGGGGTAAATCCCTTCATTTTAAAAGCCATATTGTTGTTATTTAAAAGTTTTAACCACTTTTGGTCCTTTCATGAATTCTATTTTTTTAGAAAAGTGTTCAACGCTGGTTTCAACTGCAGCCTCTGCACCTTCCATTGTTTCTCTTCTTGTAACATCAACCCATTTTTTTTCGTCATTAGGTGAATTTACCTCTGTTTGGTAATACCCATTTGCTAGTTGTGTAATTCTCCAGTTCTTTTTATCAGCTAAATGTTTCCACTCATTGATTTGTGTTTCTGAAATTTTTGGTTCTGTAGTACCTGTAGTACTTCTATAGTATATATATGTCATTGTTTTTGGTTTTAATTAGTTAATTGGTTTAAGGATTTTCCCTAAAATGCAGATGGAGCAGTATCATCACTAGCGTTGTGTGCAGCTAGTGATTTATCTCTTTGTGTATTTGCTTCATCTTCTGCTCTAAACTTTCTAGCAAGAGCTTCTTTCTCAGCTTCTGTTAAATTATCGTAATCAGAAGCATTGTAAGGACTACTTCTATAGCCTTTCATTGTAAATTTCTTTCTTTTATTCATAATTATGGTGTTGCGTCAGTTGCTGCGGTTCTATCAAATCTCCACCACTCTAACTTAGTTCCATCTGTGCTTGTATCAAGATGTATATCCATAGTGTGATCATATGGGAAAAATGCAAATTCTTGTGGTTTAAGTGTAAACATCCTATGTGGATCTTCAGCTGTAGCCATTTCTTGAGTAGCTGCATCATCATCTGCTCCAACCCCTACATATATATCACCTGTTCCACCAGAAACAGTCATGTTTTTCATGTATATATAAGATCCGTCTGCTCCAGCTACTCCACCATCTACATCTTCCGCTAGTGATCCATCAAATAATATCCCAGCAGCATTATCTGCAGTATTAACTGTCATTGTCCCCGACTCTACACCCACAACAGTAACATCCACTGTAGTTGATAAGCTCAATGCAACGCTTAGTGGTCCAGGAATAGTTGCATCTGAAGCGTTTGATACTATTGATAATGTTGGTTTTATTGTTGCCATATTCTAATTATATTATGTTGTAAATATCCATACTTCTAACTTTGGAAGACCAGTTCCATTCTCAGCTTCTACATATAAATCGTGCTGACCAGCCCAAGGCATGTAAGCAAATTCTCCAGCCTGTAACGTCAAGTACCTAGCATCCGCATTAGCTGATAGATCTGTAGCAGCTACACCAATATATATATCGTTGTTTACTTCAGTTGTAGCTAGATTCTTTAAATATAGAAATACTTCAGCGTCTGCGTGATCCCACACTTTAACTGTACCAGCTGTTGTTTGATAAACAAATGTCTCAAGACCTGTTACTGTTGATTTTCCGTTTGGAGGCGATGCTGATAAAGACAAAGCTATACTAGCTGGTCCTGGATCTGTTGCTGCACTTGCTGAATTAGCTGTGAGCGTTAATTTTGGTTTGATTACTATTGCCATTTTTTATTTATTTTAAGCTTATTAATATATACGATCTCATCGTTATTCTACAAATAAGATAATCACACAGTACTATAGATATTTACTAATGTACCGGTACTTCTCCCGTATTATGCATATATATATTTTGTGCTGCACCTACCTATTTTTGCTACCCCCCTCCCCCAAAAGCTCCTTTTTTTACCCCACCCACTCAATTTTAATCGATTTTCCAATTATTCTAATTACATTTTATTTTACATAGTAAATACACTATCAATTCGATAATATAATTGTTAATTAAATAAATACTAACATTATGATATTCACTACAATAATAATAATAATATATAATAAATACTACAAAGTAAATACATAATGTAATCGATAATATAAATAGTAATAACAATAATAAATATAATAATATGACTTTAAAAAGATTTGTAATAAGAAAATCCTTAATAGGTAAAGATGTAACAATAACATTCACTAACAAGAAAGGCGAAGTAGTGAAGTACAATCACGACGATGTGTATAATAAGTTCAAAGAAAGATTCGAGTCAATGAATTGCTTTGCGAAGTATAAGTCGTACACGAATAGTAATGCTATGCCAGCTTTCTGCCGAGATATGAAGATTCAGTAGTATCTCGCGCACTAAATAGTGTGACAATTGCTACTTACTATATCTTTAGTTATAATGCTAATGTCATACTTTTGTAATTATAATTACGAGTAATGAAGTGCCGAGCAATAGGTGTAATAGTAATTTATCACTTAAACAAATAATATACTTTTACATATTAAATACAGTGTAGTGAAGATAATATAAATGTAAAACAAATGAAATGGAATTTATAATACTAATAACAATAGTAATGATAGTAAGAATTGCCGAGTATGGTGCTAAAGTAAAATGATATGATAGATTTAAAAACACTAGACTTACAACAATTAAACTTAGTTCTTCATAATATGAGAATATATGGTGTAAGTAAAGACAAGCAAGATAGAATAATTAAAGAAATTAATAAACGTGAAAAATAAAAGAGTGTGAAGTATGAATAGAGTGAATAGAGAATTATTAAAACAAGCATGGTTAGCGATTCCAGCCAATGAGAATCATGTTGATATCAAGGAAATTAAAGTGATATCTAACGAGAATAAAGATTGGTTCATAGTAAAAACTATAACTGATACAAAAGAATTTTATCACTCTAGTGAATGTGGATTTAACACTTTAACAGAAGCAGTAAAGTTTGCTAAAGAGCGAAGCAAAGAAAGTGATAGCTATGTAGACTATACTAAACATAAACTAGTGATAAACTAGTAAGTAAATTGTGAGTCGTCACAAATTAAATACGAATGAGTAAAGATAATATATGTATAACCAATAAAATAAATAATTATGGCAAATGTAATTGAATCAAAGAGATTTGTAGTAAGACAATCTCTAGTCGGTAAAGATGCGACTATAAATGTGACGTTCAAGAATGGTAAAACTGCGACTTATAATCACGATAAAGTGTTCGCAATAATGAAAGACAAGCTGGAAGGTATGGCATGTTGGGCGAAGTACAAGTCTTACACATCAAGTGGAAATCTACCATTATCGGTAAGAAATGAAGATATTTCCTAATGAACAGGCGATTTAGTCACGAGAGAGTGTTGAAGACGGTTCTCAATACTCTCTACATTGCAGGAGGAGTTATACTATTAATAATGCTCTTTAGTAATGTTAAAGCAGAATCACAAAGATTTGACTCTTACTCTGGTTCAACAGAAGTAATAGATTGTATGAATTGTGACGAGATTGACTAAACTGAGTCGATAAATACCCAAGTGAAGTGCTGAGTAGCGAAAGGTGGCTCGAGACGTAGTTGACTACATTTAGCGTCTTATAAAAAATGCGAATGAGTAAGGTGATAACGGTTGAAGTGAGTTCGATTCTCACCATCACCACTATGATAAATATAGATAACTTAATGAGAAATACGTTCGCTGTTGTAACTAATCGATGCGAAGTAGATGATATTCTTGAGTTGTATGAAGGTGAAGATGCTATGTTTTATGGTAATCCACTCGATATGACTGTAGAAGATATTGACGAGGTAATAAATTACTTTGAAAATACTGAAGAATATGAGAATTGTCAACAGCTACTTGACATTAAAGATGATAAAGTAGCAGAATTAATAACTAAAAAACTAATGAGAGATGCCTTATAAGAAATTATTAATAGCGAGTTTTGCGCTAAGTGGATTGGTGAATGCTCAGTGTAACATGAAGTGTGGTTACAATAAAGATGAGAATGGTAATACTGTTCATATTAAAAAGTGTAATGAGTATAAAAGCGATGAAATATATGACCAAGTGTTTAACAGAAATAGAACAAAACACTGTAAAATAAATAGTTGCTTAATACTAATAGTAGATGAAGACACTATTTGTTGGAACCACTCAAAGAAAGCTAGAAAAATAATGAAAAAGCGAATTAAAGAAGATGGTTATTTCAATCACTATCAATATGAGCGTCCAATTGGTTCACCTTATCCTTGGGATGAGTAAAATGGTTGAGTAGCTTAACTGGACAAAGCAACAGCCTTCTAAGCTGTAGAGTGTGGGTTCGAGTCCCACCTCAATCACAAATTAAATACG